CGATCCTACTCTCGGCGCTTGCCCCAGCACGGCGCGCACCCGGGTCAGAGCCGAGGGCGGAGCCGTGCGCCAGCTGGCATGGCGGGAGACGACATCCTCAAGGTCGGGGTGGTCCCGGGAGACGTGACCCTGGAACTAGAGGGCGGGAGGGGGGAGGGCAGGGGGAAAGGGTAGAGTGCAAGGGTGTTAGTGTGCGCTCTTAGAGTGCTAGCTCACAACGTTGAGCCAGTAGAAGCAGGATGTAACCAGCGTTCTGGTAGTACCCATTACCCTAGTTGCATGTGCAACTGCAGTTGCAACACACATGCAACTGCTACTAACACCCATTAACTGCCATCCCCCTGCCCTAGGCACGCTTAAAGGGTACCCTGCAACCACCTAGGGGCCTAGTGCTAGGGATCATGGCAGTTTGACCCCCCCGGGGGGGTGTGACCCGGGGTCAGTAAGGTAGGCCCCGCTCATACATACATTAACCCCCAGATCGCTATTGCAGACCACTATTGACGTGCAGTAACGCTTTTCGGCTACAACTATGCCCTTGTGCAGTCAACCATCATCTAGGTGCGATGGTTACGAACGAAGAACTGTTGGTCTCACTTCGCCAGAAGCCGCGGAAGCTGACTGTGCTCGCCAGAGACTTCGCGATGCCCTACCAGACCCTTCGGACGCGCATGAAGGCGGATCCCGGGTTCGGAGACGAGTGCAAGATGCTCTCCCATGGGGTCAACATCCGGGCTCTCTCTGCGCCGAAGACGGATAAGCCCGACCGCGTGCCGGACTTCCTGCCGTGGCGGTCACTCCACTGTGCCTACATCGACCCACGGCAGGCGAAGGTCGTGCGGGCGGTGAACAACTGGTTCCAACGCGACGCCTATGCGAAGCTCCAGGCGCACAACCGCCTCATCATGGTGCTCCCTCCGGGGCACATCAAGACGACCTTTTTTGGGATAGAGCACTCGACCTGGGCGATCAACCGGGACCGGAATGTCCGCATCCTGAATATCCAGAAGAACGAGCAGGAGGCGGCCAAGGTCATAGCCGCGGTGCAGGAGAGACTCACCGATCACGACTACTACGCGTCCCTTGCTGCGCGGTTGGTGGCCCAGGGTGAGGACCCGGTGCTTGACCCGATCATCCGCTACGGGGGGAAGGCCGGGTTCAAGCCCAAGACCTACCGGGAGGGAGAGAAGTGGGGCACCTACGGGTTCCAGGTGTCACAGCGCACCTCGGGTGAGAAGGACTTCACGATGCAGGCCAAGGGCGCGGGCTCGCAGATCCAGGGCATCCGCGCGGACAAGATCATCCTGGACGACATCCAGGACCCTGCGCGCATCTCGCCGACCAACACCGATCAGATGCTCGAATGGTTCCGCCGCGTCATCCTCGGACGAGTCTACGACTGGCAGCAGGTCGTGATCCTGGCGAACCTGTTCCACCCGGCAGATTTCGCGTCACGCATCATCGAGGAGTACCCCGACTGGCCGGTCATCCGCTACCCGGCCATCACCGACGAGGAGGCGCACACGGTCCTGTGCCCGGAGGTCTGGACCTATGACGGGCTCGTCTCCAAGCGCAAGGAGGTCGGGGAGTCGATCTGGCACTACACATGGATGCAGCGGGAGGGGACCTTCGAGGATGCCGTCTTCACCCGGGAGAAGCTCCTTGAGGCCCGGAACCGCGACTACGTGATCGGGAAGGTGCCCGAGCAGGTCACGCATGTCTTCCTCGGGTGCGACCCCGCCATCAGCCAGTTCTGCGCCATATGTGCCTGGGGGCTCGATGTCAGAACGGGGGTGAGATACCTCATAGACATCTTCAACCAGGACAAGATGAGGACCTTCGCGGCCATACAGGCGAAGATCCTCGACTTCGTCGGTCTCTACGCGCCGCGTACCGTCGCGATCGAGATGAACAACCTGCAGGGCTCGATCTCGAACGACCCCGAGTTCGTCCGGGACTGCCGTTCCTACGGCGCACGAGTTGTGACCTATCAGACCCGCACCGAGATGGGGGCGCGGCGTGAGGCCGACGATTTCGACATCTCGTCCATCGGGGCGCTGTTCGACTCCGACCTGGTGGTGCTTCCCTACGGGGACTCCTCCTCGGAGAAGATCGTGGACGCCTACATCGCCCAGTTGCTCGAATGGCGACCGGGTGTGAAGTACCTGACCCGGGACATGGTGATGGCGACCCTGTTCGCCGAATGCGAGGCACGCACCACCTACCTCCAGGAACGCAACCGGGACCGCAACAAGAAGGCGGTCAACCGCGCCCCGGCCTGGGCGAAGAACTCCCTCGGCGGATGGCGCTGGCAGAGGCCGAAGGAAACTCTGCCCTTGACCACACTGACAGGCTGAACTTGGTGCCATGGCACTACAAGCGAAAGACGTAACTGACGCACTCGCCGAACGCGAGCAGTCTCAGCGCATCCTTGACCGCTGGGGCGCTGTTCGCGTCTCCTATCGCGACTGGAAAGAAGAGATCCGCGCGATGGACGACGCCTACAACTCCAACTACCTCATGCGCTGGCCCGACAACTCCGCAAGTGTCGGCTATCCGAAGGTCCCCAACCTCCCGCTCATCGCAGCAGAGGACCGTGCTCGTCTCGTAGCCGCAGGGAACCCCTCCATCGTCTGCCGCTCGGAGCGAACCAGTGACCGGGCGAAATCCGCCTCCGAGAAGCGCGAGCGCATCCTGGCGGGCTACTGGGAGCGGAATCGCGTGCGCCTGTGGATGCCCGCATGGGCGCACGACCTCATGGCGTCCGGCGTATCTCTGGTGAAGGTCCTTCCCGACTTCGCCTCCCCGAAGCGGGAACGATTCCCCGTTTACGACCGGGTGGACCCGCGGTATGCCTATCCCGGCCCCGCATACAGCAAGGGGCCGTTCCTTGAGGACTGCATCGTCACCTACCGCGGCAAGCAGAAGGACATCGGCCGCCGATTCGGCATGTCCGAGGAACTTGCCACTTTCACCGCACGCGCCAAGGCGCGCTCGGGCGAGAAGGGCGAGGAGATCACCGTCATCGAGTTCTACGATGAGGATCTCCTGGCCGTTCTGGCCGTGACGGGCCAGGGGCGCTCACAGTCGCAACGGTGGCTCATCGAGCCGACGAAGCACAATCTCAAGCATTGTCCCATCGCTATCGGGGTCCGCCCGACCCCGGCGGGCATCTATCGGGGCGACTTCATCGGGTCACTTGCGGTGATGAACGTCTGGAACCAGTTGATGACGCTGCACCTCGACGCGGCGATGCAGGCCGTCTATCCGGCGCGCATCACCTACGACATCGAGAACCCGGAGGAGTACGGGCCGGACGCGGAACTCCGGGCGCAGTCCCGGGAGGGGAAGGTCGAGTTCGTCCAGACCCCGGGGCAGAACTTCTCCAACCACCAGATGCTCGCGCTACTTGGCAAGTTCGCCGAGGTTTCCGCGCTCATGCCCCCCTCGCGTTCGGGGGACCCGAACGAGTCCATCATCTCCGCCGCCGGGATGTCGCAGGCGAACTCTCAGATGGCCGACCACGTCCGTTCGCTGGAACGCGACTCCCTCGCGCCGATGCTGGAAGCCGCGAACGAACTTGCCTTCCGCTCGGACGAGACCGCAGCGGACGTGAAGAAGGATATCGTCGGTTACATCCGCGGTACCGCTTTCCGCGACACCTACAAGCCCTCGGAGGACATCGGCGGGAACTACCGCAACCAAGTCGTCTACGGTCTCGGCAGCGCCGGGGGGGAGATCAACACGAGCGTTATGGCGTTGCAGCAGGCCGGGGCCGGTCTCATCTCCAAGCAGACTGCCCGCGAGCAGTCCGTGTTCGTCGAGGACCCCATCGCTGAAGGCAAGCGCATCGCCAAGGAGTTCTTGCAAGATGCGATGTTCGCCGGTCTCGTGAGTCGAGCACAGGCGAACGAGGTAGACCCGGTTCAGCTCGCGAGGATCGACAAGGCGCTGGAGAGCGAGAACAAGACACTCTCAGAGGCCATCCAGGAGAACCTTGCCGTCGCACCGCTGGCACAGCCGCCCGCGAGCGCAGCGCCAGCAGGCGCGCCCGGAGTGGCGGGGGCCGCCCGCGGCCAGCAGGCGCAGGGCACGCAGGCCCAACGGCCCTCGCTTCCTCCGCTGGAGCAACTACTGGGAGGGGCGAGGCCCTAATGCCGTTCCGTTCGGCTAAGCAGCGCCGCTACATGTGGGCTAAACATCCACATCTAGCCAAACGATGGACGGAGGAGTACGGGTCCAAACCCCAGCCTAAGCGGAAGAAGAAGGCGAAGAAGCATGGCTAAGAAATGGATCGCTGGTGCGGTGAAGCACGAGGGGGCGCTAACGCGCAAGGCCAAGCGTGCGGGCCAGTCGCCGATGGCCTACGCCCGTGCACACCAGCACGACAAGGGAACCACTGGGCGGCAGGCACGCCTCGCGCTCACCCTGTCGAAGATGCGGAAGAAGAAGTAACGTGGCGCGCGCCGGCGAGACGCCGAGCCCGGCATACGAGCGTGGGACCGAGCTTCCCTACGGCGCTGCTGCCGCTGCCAATCGTCGGTTCACCGCCATAGAGGAACCGCCACTATCCCCCGAGGAGGAGTTCAAACCCGCCACGCCGACCGAGGCGTTCCTGTTCTCACCCACAGACCGTCCGAACGAACCCGCGAGCCACGGTGCACCGTTCGGTCCCGGTGCGGACTACACACCTTACGAGTAT